GCGAGAAAGGCGGGTATTTCGTGCTCCTTCGTCATGCGTCACCTCGTTCTCACGAGACCTGCGGGTGATAGATCGCCCACGGCTCGACGCGAGGCTCGCCTGGATCGAAATGGCCGACGAACGTCACCTCGATCCCGCCCTCGTTCTTGTCTTCCAGTGCGAGCTCCGGGCCTTCGAGGACGAGCGCGTTCTTGACCACCACGATGACCGGTTTCGTGCTGCCGGTGTAGGTGGCCAGGAGCGCGACGTTCGGGATGTAGCTGGTATCGAGGATCGGTCCACCGGTGATCTTCTGGAACTGGCCGGCCGTCGTCACGGTGGCTCCCGCGATCGCCTTGAGCAGGTTGTCTACCGTGAGCTCAACGAAGGTCACCGTGAGCTGTGGGCGGACCTCCTCGCGACGGGCCAGCCCCATGTACGGCCCGAGCTTGCCATCGACTTCGACCTCACGGACCGAAAGCCCACGCGTGAACGTCGCACCGCCCCGGGTCGCGCCGAGCGGGATCGCCGTGGCGAGCGCCGCCGTGACGGGGTCAGTGTTCGCCGGGTCTTCGAGCTCGTTGAGGTCGATGTTGAAGTAGACCATCCCGGCGTCGAGCACGAGCCGCTCAGGTGTCGCTGCCGACAGTCCAGTGAGTCCCTGCATCGGTTCATCCTCCTCTCGTCACGATCGCTGTGAGCTCACGCTTCGATGCGTAGCGGACGCCCCACTCAGACGTCCGCCGCCAGATGTTCTTCTCGTCTTGCGGTACGGGTTCCCAGCGCTCGTTCCAGAAGCGGACGATGCCGAGTTCTGGGAGCTCGAGGTAGGCGAGGTCGAGGAGCTCGGTCAGGCGCCGCTGGATCGCTGCGAGCCGTGCTGCGGTCGGCGCATGGTCCCAGATATCGATGACGTACGTTCCGAGCCGCATCCCCGGTGTGGGCGCAGGCGCGCTCCGGAAGCGGTGGACGAGGTATGGGAACGGCGCGTCCGGCTCTGCCCACTCGTGGTACTGCCGGGCTCGTCCCCCCATCAGGCTCGCGAGCATGCTGTCCGCCGCGAGCCGGCTCCACACTGCCTCCACGATGAGGTCGTCTGAGCTCAGTGTCATTCGTCCCACCTCTGCGACAGGATGGCCTCGACCTCTGCTCTGGTCTCCTCGAAGGCCGGGCCGAGGAACGGGCGCGGCGCCATGGACCGTGTCCCTTTCTCGAGCCAGACGGCCTTCTCGAGGTCGGAGCCGACGTGCGCCGCGACCTGGTGCTCGTCCTGGGTGAGCTGGACCTGGATACTCTGGCGGAGCCGGCCGAGCATCACTGCAGGCGGCTCGCCTGGTGCAGATGCGGTATAGAGGCGGTTCGTCCCTGGGACACGGTACTGCCGCCCAGAACGGGGACCAGCGAGTTTCTCGATGACCCGGTTCCGGACCAGGTTAGCCGCCTCGACGACACGTGCTCCGGCCGTCCGGTCGATGTGAGCGACCACCTGAGTCACGCTCGACACGAGCTTGACGTCCACCGAGACCCGTGCCATGACTACCCTCGCTGCTAGGAGTCACCCTGGAGCTCGACCGTGACGGTCGTCCAGCGTCCCGTGCCGTCCGGGTCGACTGCAGGCTCGACGGGCGCGAGGATCTGCCCTCGCCAGCGGAAACGGTGCTGCCCGAGAGAGATGGCATGCCGCCCGCGCAGCCGGACGACGTGTGTCGCCTGGGAGTGCGCCACCTGCTGGTATGCTGCGCGACCGCTCACGGAGAGCGGGATCACATCGGCCCAGAGCATCCGCTCCGTCACCCACGTTTCTGGTGGCTCGTATGGGCTGCCCCGCTCGAGCGCGACACGGCGCTGGAGTTCGATCGGGCGCAGCCGGGCGAGCTGCATCGCTCACCTCCTCGCGATGATCGAGCGTGACGGCCGGGCGAGCCTAGAAGCCGGGGATCCGCCGGTACGGCCAGAGCAGCGAGAAGTCGTCCTCGCCATACGTGACGCTGCCAACCCCACTGACCTGCTCCGCGGTGACTCCCTCGATGCGACGCTGGTACAAGCGCGCCACACGCTGGAGTACCCAGGTCTTCACAGCAGCCGGGATCGGGACTGGGCTGCCGCTGGCATCCGTGAACGGGTTGTCCAGGTAGGCGTCTGCAGCTTCCTTCGCTGCCTCGATGAGCGACACGATCAGCGTGTCGTCGGCATCGTCGTCGATGCGGAGCCAGGCTTTGGCCTCTTCGAGCGTGACCGTGAGCCGGTCCTTGACTGCGCCCATATCCTCACTCGCTCAGCCGTTCTGGTCGCGCGACTTCACGCCCGTGCGCGCGCTGCTGGTGCGTCGAGAGCCCCTGGCGCGTCTGGAACTCCTTCCCGCACTCGTCGCATCGGAAGGCATACGAGATGCCACCCGCAGTGACGCGCCCGGCACCCGGCTCGTCCTCGCCACCGGTGCTCGCTTCTTTCGTCTCCAGTGGCCCTGCCGGCTTCGTCTCGGACGGGCCCGCCGGCTTGACCTCGCGGGCCAGGCCGCGCTGGATCAGCAGGCGGGCGCGGGCCGGGGGAACCGTGATCCGGCTCCCCCGGCGCACGAACCCTTCTTCGCCGAAATACGTGCGCACGACCTCGAGCTCGATCATGCGTCCTGCCTCATCACGCCGCCGGTGGGTTGTCGAAGACGCCGCGGACGAACGCCTCGGGCCGGTAGACCGTGAGCGCAATCCGCTCCTCGGCGAGGATGGCGTAGAGGTTCCGCGTGAAGTAGTCGGCATGGCTGTCCGAGATCCGGATCGCCGCCTCCTCGCGGTCCCAGATGGCCGCACCGAGGCTGAACGCGCCGGTTAGGAACTCGCCCTCGTTGATCGCGGTCGTCTCGACCACGGGGACGCGCCAGAGTCGCGGCACGCCACCGTCCTCGACCCTGACCCAGATGTAGTGCTGGTCGGAGCCCTTGAGGAGCTCGATGTCTTCCCAGTCGTTCGGGTGCAGCACCAGGCCAGTCACCGGGTACTCGGCGACTCGTGCCTTCGTCATCGCGCGGCGGATCGCGTCGACCTTGGTATCGCCGGGCTGTCCCTGTGACCAGCTGTACGTCTGGATGTCCGGATCGGTCATGATGCCGGAGAGGTTCGGGCCCGTGCCGTCGCCGTACAGGATCTGCCGGTCTTCTGTGAGCTTGAGCCCGACGATGAGCCGGTTCTCGATGTAGCTCTGGAGCTGTGCCGCGTCTGCGATGATCTGGCGAGTGACGGGCAGGTAATGAGCGATCGTCTTCACTGAGGTCGAGACGATCTCGAAGCTGAGGCTCGACTCCGGCTTCGCAGCCCCCTCGGCGACCGGGGCAGCGGCATTGGTGAAGCCTGTCTCGCGGACGAACTCGATGACCCCGGTCGTCGTCCGGTTCACCGGGAGGAGGTCGCGAATCCGCTGGACACGGTCGGGGAGGGCGATGAGCTCAGCGAGACGCTCCGCCGGGAACAGGTAGGCAGGCACGGTACCGAGCGGGCTCGTCAGTGTGGCCTTCGTGAAGAACGACTTCACCGGGAAGGGGGCTGAGAACCCGGTCATTCCTCCCTCGAGGTACCGCTTGTAGGCATCCGACTCGACGAAGCGCTCGCCGAGGCTCTTGGCGTCCGTGTAGCCGACCACTGGCCGTGCGTGTTGTGCCTCGCTCGCGTCGAGCCGTGTCCGGACAGCCTGGAGTTCCTGCGCGAGCTCGTCGAGCCGCTTGGTCGCCGCGTCGAGCCGCCGCCCGGTCTCCTCGCGGGCAGCACCGAGCGTGCGGATCTCGTGTTCCTGGCGTTCGACGAGCGTCTTCACCTCTCGAAACGCCTCATCGAGGTACCGGGCAAGTTCTCGCAGTTCCACTGTTACACCTCCGTGTGCAAGGATTGGGTGACGCTCCGGAGCTCGCGGAGCAGCTGCTCCTTGCGAGCCCAGGTCGAGAGTTGCTCGAGTGCTGCGAGGAGCTCGCTCGCGCCATCCGAGTGAGCAGAGCCCGGCTCGGCTCGGCAGCACGCACAGGCCTGAGTGCGCTCCTTGCGCGGCTCGGCGAGTGCGAGGAGTTCCTCGAGCACCTCGACAGCTTGCTGGAGTGCCTCGATCGCGTTGCGGACCCGCTGGACGTTGGCTTGTGACAGCACCCGTCCTTCCTTGAACTGGGGCTGTGACGGGTTCCGCCGGTGCTCGCCCGGCCACATCCCAGTGCACTGGTAATGGAGCCAGGCGCAGAACGCAGCCTGGTCGGTGGGATCGAAGTCTCCGAGGCTCGACTCCATGCAGCGGGTGAAGAGACCGGGGTCTGGGCCGAAGTAGTTGCACAGCCCCTCGAGCAGCTGCGGCGGCATCTGCTTCGGCGAGACGGTGAGCGTTGTGAGGCCCTTCTCGCGCATCGCCTTCGCCGTCGCCGGGCACAGCCGCTCGACGGACTCGAGCGAGAGCGTGACCGTCCCGCCGTGCTTCTCGAAGAGCTTCTGCACCTCGCGTTCCCAGTCGACCGACCGCTGGCCCGGCCACTCGCCCGTGATCTGGTAGTGGAGCCAGGCGCAGAACCCCTCGGGTGACTCCTTGTCCTGGTTGCGGCGCACGCAGTCCTCGAAGTCTTGGTATGGCCCGAACGGTTTCCCGGCGGGTGGGAGCAGCGAGCTGGCGATCCGGTCGAGCCGCTCCGCCTCGCGGCGCCACTGGTCAAGGGCGATCTGGAGCAGGTGTGGCACCTCGTCAGACTCGAAGTGCCCGTTCTTGAGCGCTTTCTCGAAGCGAGCGATGCGCTCTTTCAGCGAAGCCGCGGAAGGCGTACCCTTCACCCCGACCACGCGAGCGACATCGAGCGCGGCGAAGGTGACGAACGAGTACTCCCAGAGCCTGACTTCCTTGAGTAGCCGCTCCCCTCGCTCACCACGGGCCGTCTTGATCGGGTCGTAGCCGATCGAGAGCTCGGTGATGATCCCGTCCTGGACGAGGGAGAGGACGTCGCGCGCGATGGGTGTTCGTGCGAAGAGCGTCTCAGTGTACAGGCCATGCGCATCTTCGAGGATTTTCAGGGGACGCCCGACTGGCCAGGACGGCTCGTGCTGGTACAGGGCCTTGATCCGGTTCTTGCCGGACGGTCCCCACTCGGCGATGGTCTTCTGGAACGCGCCAGGCTCGACGACGTCTCCCTGGTCATCGAGCACGCCGAAGACGGACGGGTAGGCGATCACGATCCCCTGCGTAGGGTCGAGATCCTTGACCGCCTGCGGTGTGAGCTTGAACTCCATGCCTTCCTCCTTCAACGGACGATGCTCTGGGCGACGACACAGCGGCAGTTGACGACCTCGCTTGCGTCCGTCGCGTCAGGATCGAGTGGGTACAGCAGGCCATTCGAGAAGCGGTCCTCCAGCCCGACGGTCTCGCCATCGAGCTGGCGGTGCGACTCGCGCACGTGGTCGTCTCGGGACGAGATCCAGGTCTTGACGATCGTCATCTGAAACTCGTCCCGCGCCTGCCGCCCGGCCTCCTGGACGGCGAAGTTCATGGCCGACCCAGCTTCGGTACGGGCGATGCGGTACGAGCGCGGCACGTCGATCTCGCTGTCGTCCGGTGGCTCGGCCCAGCGCTCGTACGTTTCGCGGATCCGGCGAGCGATCTCGCGCGTGTCCTCGTTGGCAAGTAGCCCTTCGGTGATCGCCGCGCCGATCGCGCGCCGTGTGGCCTCCGTCAGGTAGCTCACCTTGAGCGCGGCGTACCGGGAGGCCCATGTCTTGATGCGGTCGCTGAGAGCGCGGAACTTGCGGGCAGCAGGGGCCGCTTTGACCGCCTGCGCTTGCAATCGCTCGAACTCCTCGCGTCCCCAGTGCTCGATGGTGGCGAGGTAGGCAGCCTCGAGGAAGGCACGCCATTCCGTGGCCGCGGCATCGATCGCGGCATAGGCAGCGGCCTCTCCGCCTCTCGCGAACGCGCGTGCGACGACCTGCCCTTCAGCGAGGAACTGTTGCGCGATGCGGTCCGCGAGATAGCGTTCCCAGCGGCGCCGTGCCGTGTCGCGCTGCCTCCAGAACGCCGCCTTGCGCTCCTCCGGCCACTCGCTCGCGAGGTCTGCCTTGAAAGACCGTGGGCCGGTCGCGAGCATCACGGTTGGACCGAGTGAGGGCTGGTCGCCCCACGGGACGTTGTCGAACCCGAGCCCGAGGCGCTGGTTCACCTGGTTCAGGGTGTAGCCGAGCCGTACGAGCCGTTCAGCGATCTCGACCTTGGTGCCGAAGTCCTCCTGGAGCGCGGTCACACTCGAGATGTCGTAGACGACGCGGAGCTTCGGCGGGGCTCCGGGCTGCCTAGCCTCGGGGTCCCAGTACGGCACGAGGACGGCATTGAACGCCTCGGCCAGGTCGTCGAGGAAGGGCAGGAAAACGTCCTGCCAGACCATGCGGACGGCAGTTTCGAAGTTGCGGTACGTCCCCTCGCCGGTCAGGACGACGAGCGGGATACCCATCGCAGCGGCAATCTCCTCACGGGTGAGCCGCCGGGAGTTGAGCCAGTCGAGCTCGGCAGCCGTGGTGCCGACCTCCTGGATCTCGCCGGGCATGGAGGCGAGGAAGATGCCACGCGCGTTGTCCGGCCCCATGTGCTGCTCGCGCAGCATGCGGCGTGCTTCTTCCCACTGCTCGCGCGTGAGCGGCTGCGAGGGGAAGTAGATGAGGTCCTTGACCGTGCGGTTCTGGAGGGCGGTAAGGTTCCAGTGCACGGCGGCCGTGTCCGTGTCGACCACCTTCGCTGCTGCCTGGAGCGGTGAAAGCCCCCAGTAGGGGTTCGCCGGATCGACGAACTGCAGGTGGATGACCTCTTCTGGCGGGAACGCGTGCACCTGCCCAGACGGGTCGCGGTACTCGTAGTGCGAGAGGAAGCGGCTCGGATCAGGGACCGGCTTGACGCGGTCAGGAGAGAGAGGCCAGATCTCGACAGGTGTACCGCGCACGAGGACGAGCTTGCCGAGCGCGTTACCACCGAGCCAGAGATGGTAGACCCACCGCTCGCGGAGATCCTGCCCCGTCATGAACGGGTTCGGCTCGTTCAGCAGCACGGCGAGGGGGTGACTGGGGTCTCGTTGCCAGGTCCCTCCTGCCTGCAGGACCTCGACGTGCCAGGGCACCCGGGAGACGTTCGTCGCGATGCGGCGGACCGCAGCGTAGACCCAGACACTCGCCTTGAGCCCATGTTGAATGGCACGCTCAGTGCTCCAGTCGGAGGTGATCGGCCGTCCAGCTTGCCAGCCCGAGACCAGCGGAGGCCGCTCTCCTCCGGTGTCTCGCTTGATCAGCGTGGTGAGCCAGCGGCGAACCATCCTTATACCCGCCCGAACAGGAATACGGGACGCTGAGTCGGTGCCCAGAACGCCAGGGCGAGCGCGTCGGCCCGGTCCGGAGACGGGAGGCCGCGCGCGCGGAGCTGCTCTTTCGACTCGATCCGGATCCGGCCGCGACTGTCGACCGTGTAGCGACGGGTCGCGAGCTGGCCGATGAGGTCGTCGTCGCGGGGGATCGAGATCGATCCCTGCTCGAAGAGCGTGCGGAGCGTGCCCCACAAGAGGGACGGGAAGTCGGCGTAGTGGTCGTCTCCGCCGCCCGCGAACGTCACCGGCACGACCTCGATCGGGAGCTCCCGTTCGAGCTCGCGGAGGCCGTCCGTCACGCCGCCACCGACGCCCGTGTCGTCCACCTTGACGCGCACACGCTCCGTGCCGGTCTCGTCGCGCAGGCGGCGGACGGCCTGGACGACGAGCCCGACGACCTCAGTGACCGCCCGCTGGCGGTAGGCGAGGAGCCAGAGGGCACGGAGCCCCTGCCTGGCACAGATGACGGTCTCCGAGCTGCCGTAGCGGGCGACGTCGACGCCGATCTCGACCGGTCCGCCAGGCGGGACGTCCCGCTCGACGGCTGCCTCGACGAGCTCGAGCGGGATGAGCGTGTCGTCGCTTCCGAGTGGGAACTCGCCGAGCACGCGGACGCGGTACACGTCGGAGTCGCATCCCCACTTCGCGGCCATCTCCGCGACCCAATCACGAGAGACGCGCGGCGAGTCCTCGGCGCTCACGTGGAACGTCTTCCAGAAAGCGCGGTGCCGGTGGAAGGCTTGATAAAAGCCGCCGGAGCGCCGCGTCGGGTTCCCGACCGCGAGGACGACCGCCCCGCTCGTCGTCCGGGCGCCGTCGATGACTTCCCAGGTGTAGTCGGGGATCCCCGATGCCTCGTCGACGACATAGAGGAGGTGGTCCGCATGGTACCCTGCGAGCCGCTCCGGCTGGTTCGACGAGCGGGCGACGGCGAACCAGGACTTCTCTGCGCCGCGCAGCGCGATACGGGTTGCGGTGACCTCGAAGAGCGAGCGGATCGGGCTGCGCTCGATCCACTTCGCGATTTCCGGCCAGAGGATGTCGAGGAGCTGGTGCTGCGTCGGCGCGGTCGCTGGCACGCGGGCATGCGGGAAGCAGGCGAGCTTCCAGATCACCGCCCAGGCAGCGAGCGCGGTTTTGCCGACGCCGTGGCCCGAGCGGACGGCGACGCTCTTGCCGCGTGCGAGCGCGTCGAGGGCAGCAGCCTGCCATGGGTCAGGCGTCGCGCCGATGAGGTCCTCGACGAACTCGACAGGCCGGTCAGCGTAGTGGTCGATGGCGAGTTCAAGCTTCGTTGCGACCATCGAGCACGAGACTCCCGAGTTCGTCGTCGCTCGATTTCCGACGGAACAAGTGAGCGAAGCGCGCGAGGTTCACCGCTGCGGCGATGAAGACCGTCGAGACGAGGTCGTCGCCGAGCACGTCGGTAACCGAGACGCTGTGCCCGCCAGGCGACCAGAGCTGGCCGTACTGCGAGATCTTGAGCAGGTAGTTGTGGTCGATCGAGACGACGTACGGGCGTGCCGCGCGCCAGTACCGGTACTGGTCCTCTGGCGACCCACCGAGGAGGTGGATCCGCCGCCCGAAGAAGCGCTCGATCGGGAGCGGCGTGCCGCCGTGACTCGTTGGGATCGAGTAGCCGAGGACGTATCGCTCCGGGATCTCGTCGAGGCAGTCGTACTTCGGGATGACGATGACGTGCTCGGCGTACTCCTCGAGCTCCTCCGCCCAGCGCAGGATGGTGTCGAGCGGGTAGTACGGGATCCCGGCGTCTCGACACTGCTCGCGCGACATGACGTCGCGCACCGTCGCGTACTTCGGCCGGTACCGCGCGACGGCCTCGAGGTGGCGGGCGTGGTCGTAGTTGCGGTAGTCGCAGTCGACGAAGGCGACCTCGTGGCCACGCAAGCGACCGGCCTGATAGCACACGGGTTCCGACGACTGGACCCCATAGCGAAAGCCGTACTTGACGGCGATGCAGCAGACGACGAACCCCGCCCCGTACGTCACGATGACGTCGAGCGTGTCGGGAGGGGCCTCGGTCGTGTCTTCGTCTCCTATTTCCTCGAGGTCGACCGGACCGCCGGCGAGCAACTTCTGCTCGAGGCGAGCGAGCAGTACGTCGAGCTCCGCGCGGTCGAACCCGGTCAGATCGAGCGCTCCGGCGTCGTCGAGCTCTTCGAGGAGCGCTGCGAGCATCGCCTCGTCCCACTCGCCCTGGATCTTGTTGAGCGCGACGTTGAGCGCCTTTTCCTTTTCGAGCGGGAGATCGACGACC